ACCATGAAGCAATACAAAACAAAGCAAGAACAAATTGCATTCTACAAATCATCCAACTGGCAAAAGTTACGACTCGAAGCACTAGAACGCGACAATCATGAATGCGTCTGGTGCGCTAAAGAAGGTAAAGTCACAACAAAACATGATGCAGTTTTAGAAATTGATCACATAAAAGAAATTGAATATCATCCAGATCTTGCACTTGAATTAGACAACCTACGAACATTATGTAAAGCCTGTCACAACAAACGACATAATCGTTTTGATGGTAAAGAGAATAAATGGATTGATGATGAAAGGTGGTAATTAATTGCAAATGACCTTCCAAGAAGCAATGGAAAATGATTATACGATATTTGTAGCAAACTGGAAAATTGGTGAGCAATTAAAAAAGAAATACAACTATCGAAAGTTCAAAAGCATTCATACGAAATGTATTGACGGATTAAGGAAAGTTTACATTGATAAAAGCATTAAGTGGATGTCAGAAGTAGAACAGATTGAAAGAACCGTTAAACCGTTTGGAGTTGTCTATGGAGATATACCCCCCGGGTAAAAGGTTTTGCGATTATGTAAACCCCAGGGACCGGCGTGGGGTGTTCTGTCCAGGTTTTTTTAATATAGCTATTTCCACGCGAGAGGGGGGAGGGGGTTAAATTATGAATTTAAATAAACTAAAAGCACAACTGATGAGCCGGATTGATACAGACGATTTACTCGAGGTGAAAAAAGTAGAGCGTTATATTGAATTGCTTAAGCTTGATTCCCAATGTGATGAAGTCTTGGCTCGTGATGGCTCAACTGTCACTATCGAAAATGGAAAACAACGATTCGTTAAAAGTCATCCGGCCATGACAGATAAAACAAAAATAAACACTCAATTAATCGCTTTGGAGAAATCATTCAATTTTGTAGATGAAGGATTGCCCCCTGCTGCATCAACTGTGGAAGGCAAAGGCAAAGAAGAATTTTCGGAAGATGATCTAATTTGATAAGCAATAAGTATGTGGATGAATACATCCAACTTTATGAATCTGGACAAATCAAACTTAATAATGAACGGATCATGTTGATTGAATACTTGCGAGAGCATGTATTAAGTCGAGATGATTTATATTTTGATGACGATATGATTGAAAAATGTATTCGATTCGGTGAGAAGTGGTATTTCCCTTTACAACCGTTTCAGAAATTTTTAATCGCATTCGTCTTTTTATTTTTCAAAAAGAATGGCCGTGTGTTTTATCGAAAGCATTTATGGATGCTTGGTCGTGGTGGTGGTAAGAATGGTTTAATTTCTGTTGTTACCCATTTCTTAATTGGGCCACATCATGGAATTAGAGAATACAATGTCTCGATTGTTGCCAATAGTGAAGAACAAGCAAAGACATCCTTTGATGAAACTTACAATGTCATTGGACGAAACAGCATTTTAAAATCAATGTTCTATCGAACAAAAGAAAAGATCACTAGTAACAAAACTGATTCGATATTAAAGTTCCGTACTTCCAATGGTGAAACAAAAGATGGTTTGCGTGACGGTGCAGTTGTATTTGATGAGATACACCGATATGAGAGCAATAAAGATGTTCGGGTTCATATTTCAGGGCTTGGTAAAAAGAAGAATCCACGTGAATTTTACATTGGTACAGATGGTTATGTTCGTGATGGGTTTTTAGATGGTCAGAAATCAAAGGCTATTAAAGTATTAAAAGGTGAAGCACGGCCAAACGCATTGTTTCCTTTCATCTGTAAATTGGATGAGGAAAAAGAAGTTGATGATATTGAGAGCTGGGAAAAAGCGAATCCTATGCTTTGTCATCCTCGAAGTGAGTATGCACAAGGACTTTTCGATACGATTTATGAAGAGTACGAGGATTTAGAAGATGATCCTACGAATCGTGAGGAGTTCATGACAAAGCGTATGAACTGTCCTGTGACCGATTTAGAGCGTTCTGTTGCAAAGTGGGAGGAAATACTTGCTACTAATGGTGAGATGCCAGATTTACGTGGCAGAGAGGCTATAGGGGCTATTGACTTTGCTAGTATCCGAGATTTCGCGGCATGTGGTTTATTATTCCGTGATAAGGGTGATTACGTTTGGAAAACTCATTCGTATGCTCGTAAAGAATCCGTGGATAAATACTATAGCTACTCCAAAAAGCAAGATGCTGAAATGGCAGGTAAACGCAAATTTGCACCTATTAGAGAATGGGAAGAACAAGGCCTATTATCAGTTGTGGAAGGCGAAACAATTGATCCTAAGTTAATAGTTGAATGGTTTGTTGAAATGCGAAATTACTACGAGATCAAAAAGGTAATCGGTGATAATTTCCGTATGGAAGTTCTAAGGTCTTTGTTTGAAGCGGAAGGATTCGAAGTTGAAGTTATTAAAAATCCAAGGGCCATCCACAGTTTATTAGCTCCGCGAATAGAACTTGCTTTTGCTAATCGTCAAATAATATTCGGAGACAATCCTCTAATGCGTTGGTACACCAATAATGTGCTAGTTGTTATCAAAAAAGATGGCAACAAAGAGTATCAAAAGAAAGAGCCTATTAGAAGGAAAACAGACGGTTTCCAGGCGTTTGTGCATGCGATGTATCGAGCAGATGAAGTACAGGAAATTAATACTGATGGCGTACTCGATTTCTTAGACAGCATTGAATTTTAACAGCAAAGGAGGTGAGGTATTGGGGTAATTTTAGATGCAATTTTAGGTAATAAAAAGCTCGGTGAGGAAGTTCGTGACATGTGGGATTTTGATGTTTTTGGAATTGACATAGAACAGCGTGCTTACTTAAAAAAAGCAGCCATTGAAACCTGTATAAATTTTATTGGCCGAACCATTTCGTTATCAGAATTCCGTTTTACAAAGGACGGAAAAAAGATACAAAGCAATTGGGATTATTCACTCAATGCAAGACCAAACACAAACCAAAGCGCAGCGGATTTTTGGCAAGACTTTGTTTATAAGCTACTTCATGAAAACGAGGTGCTTGTAATTGCGACTGACAATAATGATTTACTTATCGTAGATAGCTTTGAACGTATTGAATATGCTGTATATCCAGATGTATTCAAAAATGTAGTAGTTAAAGGTTTTCAATTTAAAAAAACATTTCCAATGGATGAAGTTATTTATATTTCATATAACAACGAAAAATTCACACGGTTTTTAGATGGTATGTTCAAAGATTATACAGAGCTGTTCAGTCGTATGATTGAAACAAATATGTACGCTAATCAAATTAGGGCAATTGCTGGTGTAGATGGTAATACAAAGCTAGATGATGAAAGTCGTGGGCAGCTACAAGGTTTTATAGATAAGATGTTTAATGCGTTCCGAAAAAAGGCTTTTGCCATTGTTCCACAAATTAAAGGTTTTAATTATGAAGAAATCACATCAGGTGATAAAAACAGCGGTCGTCATGTAGAGGAGCTAGAAAAGCTTAAGAAAGATTTAACAAGCCATGTGGCAAATATTTTAGGTATTCCAGCTACATTGATTCATGGTGATATGGCAGAGTACGAAACAGCTTTAAAGGCATATATCAAGTTTTGTATAAAGCCCTTGATTAAAAAAATTCAAGATGAACTTAATGCAAAATTAATTGATAAAAATGATTACATGAATGGTGAACGGATTAAAATTTTTGGTGTTGCTGAAATGGATCCTTTAGAATTAGCGAACGCAATCGATAAGCTTGTTGCAAGTATGGTTTATACACCAAATGAAGTTCGTGTAATGCTTGGCGATGAGCCTTCCACAGATGAACGATTGAATAAGCATTATTTCACAAAGAACTATCAAGAATTAGATTCTGTTAAAGGAGGTGAAAAGGATGAAGCATAAAATTAAAGGTGATATCACCAGTTGGAACTCTACTATTTACGATTTTAATAACAAAATGCGTAACATAAAAGAAGATGAGGACATTACTCTTGAAGTCAACTCTTACGGTGGCGATGTTTTCTTAGGAATCGACATTATGAATACATTACGAGCGCACAAAGGTACAGTAACAGTTATCGTAACAGGTATTGCAGCAAGTGCCTGCTCTATTATGGCTATGGGTGCTGATGTAGTGAAAATGTACTCAAACACGCAACTAATGGTGCATCATGCGTGGACTTATGCAGCGGGTAACGCTAAACAGTTACGTAAAGTAGCAGACGACTTAGAAAGTATCGGTGAATCTGTTTTAGCGTCATATACACATCGTGTGGATGAAGAAACAGTTAAACAGTTACTTGACGAAGAGAAGTTCATGTCAGCTAAAGTCGCTAAAGAGTATGGCTTTATCGATGAAATTATCGATGGTAATGCTGAAGAAGTAGAATCAGAAATGTTCTCTAATAAAGCGCAAGAATTTAATAATGCACTTGCTACCACCCCCTCAACTGTGGAGGGCAATGGCGAATTGTTACAAAAAGTTAGCGATTTAGAAAATCAAGTAATTAAGCTACAAACACAATTAACTAAACAAAGTGAAGAACCTAGACAGCCGCAAATTGCAGCTAAACGTAAAGGGTTCTTTTTTTAATACCTAAAAACGGAGGTAATCGCAAATGACGATTAAATTTAAAGGACAAATGGATAATTTTAAAGCTAAAAAGAAAGCTTATACAGATTTACTAAACAACGAAAACGCAACGCCAGAGCAGCTACAAAACGCAGTAGATGAAATGTTTACTGCGTTACAAGAAGATTTATCAGAAAAAATTACAGCTGAGGCACGTAATGAAGCAAACGACACTCAAATTTTAGTATCACGAGGTCAACACATTTTAACATCTGAAGAAACAGCGTTTTATAACAAAGTTGTATCAGATGGTGGCTTTAATGATGAATCAGTTTTCCCTGAATCGGTACAGGAACGAGTATTTGAGGGCTTAACAAAAGTACGCCCATTATTAGCTGCTATCGGCTTACAGGACTTAGGAGCAGCAACTAAATTTATTTATTCTGATCCAACTCTTGCGTATGCATGGAAAGAAATCTTTGGTGAAATTTCCGGCCAAGTAAATGTTGCATTCCGCGATGAAAAAATCACTCAACTTAAATTAACAGCATTCGGTGCTATTCCTAACGATATGTTAGAACTTGGTCCAGTTTGGGTTGACCGTTACATGGTGACGTTATTAATTGAGGCTTTAGCGTCTGGTTTAGAATACGGCTTAGTGAATGGTCGTGGTCAAGTAAAAAATGAGCCAGTTGGTTTAATGAAAGATGTAGATTCAACAACTGGTGCAATTACTGATAAAAAATCAAGTGGAACATTGACGTTTGCTCCTTCAGAGCGTGGTGAGGTAGTAGTTGGAGAGTTATATGGTGTACTCAAAAACTTATCAACTGATGCAAAAGGTAAATATCGAAAAGTACTAAATAAAGTTGTTATGATACTAAATCCTATTGATTCATTAGCAGTACAAGCTCGTCATACGATTCAAAATACCGCTGGTCAATTTGTTACGAATTTACCATACAACTTAACTGTCGTTGATTCAGAAGAAATTCCTGTAGGTAAAGTTTTGTTCATGGTACAAGGCGAATATATCGCTGCTATTG